ACTACTACAACAGGAGCTTGTCCATGTTAAAAATTAAATCAAATGATAAAGTATTACTTAAGACCCGACAAAGCAGTCATCAAGATTGATGACGAAAGTAAGATAGCTACGAATGTATTGGTTATAGATAACCATAAGTTCATTGGCCACAACAGCAATCCTGAGTATGTAGATAGCATGATTGCTATGATTGATAAACTTACAGAAATTGATGAAGCTACATTTAACATAGCTCTTCAAGAAGCAAAACAAATTATTTCAAATCTATAATCATGTCAAACATTAATTCTTACGCAACAGACAACAACGTAACCTATACCGATAAGCTTATCGGTACTGATGCTCAGGACAGCAACAAGACAAAGAACTTCACCATAGGTGATATTCTTGCGCTTCCTCTTCAGAATGTACCTGTATATGCAAACAACGCAGCCGCCATAGCAGGTGGTCTTGTTGTTGGTAAAGTATACAGAATTACAGGTACAGGGCAGTTGGGAGTTGTATACTAATAGTATAAATGAAATCTAATCTAATCAAATATGGACATCAGGAAAATATCTATAGGGCCCGACTACAAAGGAAGTGCCATGCACTACATTGTGGGACAGAAAGTCCTTGGGGAGACAAACTCAATACATCTCATTAAATTCGAGCCTGAAACAGGCGATGTAAAGATTTACATCATAAACGATAAAAGTGAGATTATGCTTTGGAAATCTTTCAATCAGAATATGCCTGTGTCCATAGAATTTAATATTGACTATTAATGCAATCACCATTTGACTTCATTGTTACAGGTAAACGATATAATAATACAAAAGAGATTGGCGGCATAGAGCTTATCGTTAATACCTCAGAAGAAGACCACAAGTTCTCTAATCGCTATGCCGAGGTGGTAGAAGTACCACGTGGGTATGATGGGCCAATTCAAAAGGGTGACACACTACTTGTTCACCATAACGTATTTAAGTTTTACAACGACATAAAAGGTAGGCGCAAGAGTGGTCGCAGCTTTTTCAAAGACGACATCTTCTTTGTAGAGCCTGATCAGTTCTACCTCTACCGCCATGACGGGGTATGGTATACCTACGACCGGTACTGCTTTGTCAAGCCTATGCCTGCGATTGACAGCTACATAAAAAAGCCTTTTACCAACGAGCCTCTTATGGGTGTCATGCGTTATCCAAACGCCTATCTCATATCTCAAGGAGTAAAGGAGGGTGATACTGTATGCTTTAAGCCTGACAGTGAATACGAGTTTGATGTGGATGGAGAGAAGTTGTACCGAATATTTGACCACCAAATAACCATGAAGCTATGAACGTAGTAGTATCAGATAATGTATTGCATGAACCAAACGAGTACGTCTTAGACATACTCGATAATGAATTTGTTGACATCTATGATGGTGTCAACGTATTTCAAAACATTCAACCTCGTGACCACTCAGATGAGTTCACTTCTATGGTGTTGGACTTTATTGGATCAGGATATGAGGTGGCATGGAATTTTATACGCAAATCACCTGAGGGTCAGGAAGAGCCAAACTTTATTCATACCGATGAGATGATGGGCGACATTACAGCTATCTTGTACTTGAGTCGTCAGCATCCTGAAGAAGATGGAACTACTATTTACGGGGAAGACGGAAAGCCATCAGTGGTAATCTATTCAAAGTTTAACCGAATGCTTATATTCGATTCAAAGCTTCCGCATAGTAGAAATATATTTGAGAACTTTGGTTCAGGCGACTCAAGTCGTCTGATACAGGTTGCTTTTTTAAGAGAGAAGAAATGAAAGACATTAAAACCAAAATTATTGAAGCCGGTTACCAAGCGGTTGAGCAGCTTATCAAAGTGGCTAAGGAGGATATTATTAAGCCTGACCCGGATGATGAGCTTGCGGCAGACAGACTTAAGAACGCTGCAGCAACTAAGAAGCTTGCCATTTTTGATGCCTTTGAGATTTTGAACAAGATTGAGGCAGAAAAGGAGGCGCTCGAAATGCTTGAGAAAGGTGTAAATAGAACAGATACAAAACAAGGATTTGCAGAACGAAGGTCTATATCGGGTCGTTAATGACTATGTGCCTCAGAACGCCATATCCAAAAAGAACGGAGTTCGGTCTTGGAAGTATGGTTACAATGAGCAGTACGATATGGTGGTCATCTCCAAGACGGGACAGATTGGGGAGATTATCAATATCGCAGGGTTAGTTATTGCCCTACCGGCAACGCCTAAAGAGTGTCTTCAAAGACACAACTCTAAGGCTGAGCAGTATTGGGAGCGCAGAGATTTACCCAAGGAGCTCGCCAAGATTCAGTCTATATTCCAATGGAACGATATGCCTACCGAGTTTAAGAACCGGTGGGTAGATTACATTGAACAGGAGTTTGATTACCGGGAAGGGGGTATGTGGTTTATGAATAACGGCACACCTACCTACATCACGGGGGCTCACTATATGTACTTACAATGGTCAAGTATTGACGTAGGCTATCCTGACTTCAGGGAAGCCAACCGTATCTTCTTTATATTTTGGGAGGCTTGTAAGGCTGACCACCGGTGCTTTGGGATGATATACCTCAAGATCAGGCGTTCAGGATTCTCATTTATGGCATCCTCAGAGTGCGTAAACATAGCCACGCTTGCAAGGGATTCAAGGGTTGGTATCCTGTCTAAGACGGGTGCTGATGCCAAGAAGATGTTTACCGATAAGGTTGTACCCATTAACAGCAGGCTGCCATTCTTCTTCCGTCCGGTAATGGATGGGATGGACAAGCCAAAGACTGAGCTTGCCTACCGTGTACCGGCTTCTAAGATTACAAAGAAGAATATGTCGCAGTCTGATGCTCAGACTGTAGATGGTCTTGACACCACGATAGATTGGAAGAACACTGAGGAGAACTCTTATGACGGTGAAAAGCTGCTGTTTCTTGCGCACGATGAGAGCGCAAAGTGGGTAAAGCCGAATAATATCCTGAACAATTGGAGGGTAACCAAAACCTGTCTTAGGGTGGGTAGCAAGATTATTGGCAAGTGTATGATGGGGTCCACCTCCAATGCACTAAGCAAGGGTGGCGATAACTATAAGAAATTGTACGAAGATTCGGCATTGGATAGTCGAAACGCTAACGGGCAAACCAAAAGCGGACTCTATTCTTTGTTTATTCCTATGGAATGGAATATGGAAGGGTTCATCGACATCTATGGGATGCCTGTGCTACGTAAGCCTACTGATCCTATAAGAGGAGTAGATGGAGGGACTATTCGTAACGGAGCCATTGACTATTGGGAGGCTGAGGTTGAGTCGCTTAAAAACGATGCTGATGCGCTCAATGAGTTCTACCGGCAATTCCCTCGTACCGAAAGTCACGCCTTCAGGGATGAGAGTAAGCAGGCGCTATTTAACCTGACCAAGATATATCATCAGATTGACTACAATGATTCACAGATTCAGGCGCATAATGTTTCACGTGGAACATTCCATTGGAAGGATGGCGAGAAAGATAGCCGAGTGATATGGAGTCCTGACCCAAGGGGAAGGTTCTTAATCAGTTGGGTTCCACCTACTAATATGCAGAATAATGTCATCAATAGGAGCGGAGCCAAGTACCCCGGCAATGAACACCTCGGATCCTTTGGCTGTGACCCGTATGACATCTCAGCGGTAGTTGGTGGGAGGGGGTCAAACGGTTCCTTGCACGGTATGACCAAGTATCATTTGGACGATGCTCCTACCAATCAGTTCTTCTTGGAATACATAGCTCGTCCTCAGACGGCTGAGATATTCTTTGAGGAGGTGCTAATGGCTTGCGTGTTTTATGGTATGCCTATGCTTGCGGAGAACAATAAGCCAAGACTTCTATACCATTTCAAGAACAGGGGGTATAGACACTTCTGTATGAACCGCCCTGATCGTACACTCAACAAGCTGAGCAAAACCGAAAGAGAGCTTGGTGGTATACCAAACTCATCCGAAGAGGTTAAGCAGGCACACGCTTCAGCTATTGAGACATATATTGAGAAGTTTATAGGTTTTGACCTAACGAGTACCTATAGACCGGCTGATGAGATAGGGACAATGCCATTCACAAGAACGCTTGAAGATTGGGCGAGATTTGATATAAGTGACAGAACTAAGTTTGACGCAACAATTAGTTCAGGTTTAGCGATAATGGCAAACCAAAAAAATGTATATTTACCTGACAAAAAAGAGTCGAAAATTAGTATTAATTTCGCAAGGTACACTAATAGTGGAACACTAAGTGAACTTATTAAATGAAAGATGTAAAAGTTAATATATCCGCAACAGGCTTTCCGGGTCAGTTTGTTTCTGACGCAGAGAAAGCTTCTGATGCGTTTGGTCTACAGGTAGGTCAAGCCATCCAATACGAGTGGTTCCGCAAAGATGGCAATCAATGCAGGTATTACAGTCAATGGCGTGATTTTCATAGATTAAGATTATACGCTCGTGGAGAGCAGTCTGTTCAGAAGTATAAGAATGAACTTGCTATAGATGGTGACTTGTCTTATTTGAATTTAGATTGGACCCCCGTACCTATTCTTCCAAAGTTTGTAGACATTGTTGTGAACGGAATGTCTGACAGACTTTTCAAAGTAAAGGCATACGCACAAGACGCAATGTCTCAAGCAAAGCGCAGCAAGTATCAAGATATGATTGAGGGGCAGATGGCTGCCAAAGATGTGCTAATGCAAATACAAGAGTCAACAGGTGTCGACCCATTTACAATGGACCCTGATGAGCTCCCCGAAACTGACGAAGAGCTTTCACTTTATATGCAACTCAATTACAAACCTGCAATTGAGATTGCTGAAGAAGAAGCTATCAATACAATATTTGACGAAAACCACTATCAAGATACACGCAAGCGCATAGATTATGACTTGGCTGTTCTTGGTATTGGTGTTGCTAAGCACGAGTTTCTTCCCGGTGCAGGAGTGCAAGTTTCATACGTTGACCCTGCGAATATAGTATACAGCTATACCGAAGACCCATTCTTCCAAGATTGTTTTTATTGGGGAGAAATTAAAACGCTTCCAATTACTGAGCTTGTAAAGATTGACCCAACACTCACACGTGAGCAGTTGCAAGAAATCTCAATGTATTCTCAGAGTTGGTATGACTACTACAACGTAGCACGTTTCTATGAGAACAGTTTGTTCTATCGTGATACTGCAACTATCCTTTACTTCAATTACAAGACCACAAAGAAAATGGTCTACAAGAAAAAGATTCTTGAGACAGGTGGCTCTCGTGTAATTGAGAAGGATGATCAGTTTAATCCTCCTGTTGAAATGATGGAGGAAGGAAAGTTTGAAAAAATTGAAAAGACTATTGATGTGTGGTATGAGGGTGTGATGGTGATGGGAACCAACATCTTGCTCAAGTGGCAGATGGCTGAAAATATGGTTCGTCCTAAATCAACTTCTCAACACGCACTACCTAATTATGTAGCAGTAGCACCTCGTATGTATAAGGGTGTGATTGAATCACTCGTCCGCAGAATGATACCATTCGCTGACCTGATTCAGCTTACTCACCTTAAGCTGCAACAAGTTATTGCTCGTACTGTCCCCGATGGTGTATTCATTGATGCCGATGGTCTCAATGAGGTTGACCTTGGAACAGGACAGGCTTACAACCCGGAGGATGCTTTAAGGTTATACTTCCAAACGGGTAGCGTCATTGGACGTAGCTATACCCAAGAAGGTGACTTTAATAACGCTCGGGTTCCTATTCAGCAACTTACCTCCAACTCAGGAGCTGCTAAGACACAGATGCTGATAGCAAACTACAATCACTACCTTGATATGATCAGATCGGTAACCGGTCTGAATGAAGCGAGGGATGGCTCTACGCCTGACCCTAACGCATTGGTAGGGGTCCAAAAGCTCGCTGCACTTAACTCCAATACGGCTACACGCCACATTCTTGAAGGAGGTTTATTCATCTATAGGTCGCTTGCTGAAGCCCTTACCTACCGTGTTGCAGACATCTTACAATATGCTGACTTCAAAGATGACTTTGCCAACAAGATTGGAAAGTACAACGTATCTATACTCCACGAAATCAGTGACCTGTATATATACGACTTTGGTGTATTTATTGAAGTGTCTCCTGATGAAGAGCAGAAAGCTCAGCTCGAGGCTAACATTCAAATGGCTCTTTCTAAGGGAGACATCAATCTTGAGGATGCCATCGACATACGTGAGCTTAAGAATATCAAGCTTGCAAACCAACTCCTAAAGGTCAAGAGAATGAAGAAGCAGGAGCGTGAGGAAAAGATGGAAATGCAGAAGCAGGCAATGATGGCTCAACAACAGCTTCAAGCTCAACAGATTGCAGCTCAAACAGCTATGCAAAAGATACAGCTTGAGGCTCAGTCTAAGATGCAGATCAAGCAGGCTGAGGTGGCATTTGACATTGAGAGACTTAAAGCTGAGGCTGATATGAAGCGGATGCTGATGAATGAGGAGTTCCAATACCAAATGCAGTTAGGTGGTCTTAAGGAGTCCGCTTTAATGAGCAGGGAGGATATGAAGGAAAAGGAGAAGGCAAGACGTATAAGTCAACAGAATAGCGAACAGTCTAAGCTCATAAACCAAAGGAAGAACAATCTGCCCCCTATGGACTTTGAGTCCAATGAGGACAGCCTTGATGGGTTTGACTTAGCGGAGTTTGAACCTCGCTAAAACTTTCGCAATTTTTGTATAAATTTGTAACAAATTAAATCTAATCTAATGGAAATTAAAGTAAGAGCACTTGATGCGACAGAGGGCAAAAGTGTACAGGAAGTTGAAAAAGAACTTCTTGAGAAACACGAGAAGCAGTTGAATGGTGAGGTTGTAGATGATGTCAAGATTGACACATCAAACATAGAGCCTCCTGCTGATAAAACAGAAGAGCCTCCGGCACAGGAGCCTGAACTAACAGAGGAGCAAGTTCTTTCATATATTGGAAAACGCTACAATAAGCAGATTAACTCCTTCGATGATTTGGTATCAGAACGCCAAGAGTCTGAGCCCCTTCCCGAAGATGTGGCTGCTTATATGAAATTTAAGAAGGAGACAGGGCGTGGATTCGATGACTTTGTTAAGGTTAACAAGGACTACGATTCAATGGACCCTGATCAAGTTCTTCGTGAATATCTTGCCACCACACAGAAGGGTCTTGATAAAGAAGACATTGATGTGTTAATGGAGGACTACAAATACGATGAAGACATTGATGATGAGTCCAAGATTAAGAAGGTAAAGATTGCACGTAAAAAGGCTATTGCGGAAGCCAAGAGCTTCTTCAATGATCAGAAGGAGAAATACAAGCTGCCTCTTGAGTCAAGAGCAAATGGCTTATCTCCCGAGGATAATGAAGAGTTTGAGGCGTACCGTCAGTATACACAACAGGCAAAAACCTTGCAGGAGGAAAGCGAGCGTAAGCGCAAATGGTTTGACCAAAAGTCCGAGGAGGTCTTTAGTAAAGACTTCAAAGGTTTTGAGTTCGCCATTGACGACAAGAAGATTGTGTTTTCTCCCGGGTCTGCTGCAGAGTTAAAGAAGTCTCAATCGACTCCACTAAACTTTATCAACAAGTATTTGGATGAGAGCGGACTGATTAAAGACGCTGCAGGATACCATAAGGCTTTAGCCATAGCGATGAACCCTGATAGGTTTGCCAAGTACTTCTATGAACAAGGACAGGCAGACGCAACAGAGGACGTAATGCGTAAGACTAAAAACATAAATATGTCAGAGCGTAGAGCGCCTGAAGTTGTAAATAAAGGGGGGATGCAGGTGAAGGCGGTTGCACCGGATTCCGGAAGGAGTCTAAAAATCCGCAGCATTAAAAAAATATAAATTAAAAATTTACAACAATGGCAGTATTACCATCACCCGGGTATCAGCTTCAGCCAAGTGCGGAGCAAGTGCCCCTTTCGACTAACTACATTACCAACTTCAACTTCTTGAATCAGTATCTTCCTGATACTTATGAGAAGGAGTTTGAGCGTTACGGTAATCGTACTGTAGCTTCTTTCCTTCGTTTGGTAGGAGCTGAAATGCCCTCTAACTCTGATATGATTAAGTGGGCTGAACAAGGACGTTTGCATACTAAGTATGTAAACTGCGACTCTTCTGCGGCTGCTGCTGCAGATTCTGCAACCATCACTGTAAGCGATGCTAACGTAAGTGGTATTGCTATCCGTGCCGGTCAGACTGTATTTATTTCTGACAACGCTACAGGTCTTTCTAACAAGGGTATCGTTACTGCTGTGAACACCACTGCAGGTACTTTCGATGTTGCTTACTACGAAGCCGGTGGTCAAACTTTCTCAGGCACAGCCGTTCTTTCTGTATGGATTTACGGTTCTGAGTTCAAGAAAGGAACTGTTGGAATGATCGGTTCTTTGGAAGCTGAAGATGAAATCTTCGATAACTCTCCAATCATCATCAAGGACAAATACGCTGTAAGCGGTTCTGATATGGCTCAGATTGGATGGGTTGAAGTAACCACTGAGAACGGTGCTACCGGATACCTTTGGTATTTGAAGAGCGAGCACGAAACTCGTCTGCGTTTTGAGGACTACCTTGAGACTGCAATGATTGAGGCTGTTCCTGCTGAGACAGGTTCAGGTGTTGCTAACGCTTCTTTGAACCCAATCTACGGTAACAAAGGTTCTGAGGGAATCTTCTACGTAGTAAACAGCCGTGGTAACGTATGGGGCGGTGGAAACCCAACCACACTTGCTGATTTCGACAGCATCATCTCTCGTCTTGACAAGCAAGGTTCTATCGAAGAGAACGTAATCTTCGTTAACCGTGCCTTCAGCTTTGACATTGACGATATGCTCGCTGCTCAGAACAGCTACGGAGCAAACGGTACATCTTACGGTTTGTTTGACAACGACAAGGATATGGCTTTGAACCTTGGCTTCAGCGGTTTCCGCAGAGGTTATGACTTCTACAAGTCTGATTGGAAGTACCTGAACGATCCTACTATGCGTGGTGGTCTTCCTACAGGTGCTCAAGCAGCAGGCACTGTAACAGGTCTATTGGTTCCTGCCGGTTCTACTACCGTGTACGACCAAATCCTTGGCAAGAACGCTAAGCGTCCATTCTTACACGTACGCTACCGTGCTTCTGAAACAGAAGACCGTAGATACAAGACTTGGATCACAGGTTCTGCCGGTGGTGCTCAAACAAGCGACCTCGATGCAATGGAGGTAAACTTCCTCTCTGAGCGTTGCGTTTGTACCTTGGGTGCTAACAACTTCGTATTGTTCCGTTACGGTTCTTAATCGAAGAAAAACCATAAAGGGTGGGGTGTCTTCAAAGACACTCCCCCTTATTTTTAATCTAATCAAATTAAAATCTAATGAAAAAGAAATTGGTTCCTGCTGACAGGATTTACAAGCTTAAAGGGGACGTAGCCCCCCTTTCATATACGCTACCTTCAAGAAATACAAGACGTTATCCATTACTTTGGTTCGATGAAGAAAACAATATTAACCGACCCTTGCGATACGCTGTCAACCAAAAGACTCCTTTTGAGGACGAGCAAGACGGTAATGCCATTGTCGAACCTGTTATATTCGAGAACGGGTTTCTTAGCGTTCCTAAAAATAACCCTGTTTTACAAGAGTTCTTGTACTACCACCCCCTAAATGGTAGGACTTTTATTGAGGTAGACAATGAAAAAGATGCTGCAAAAGAGGTAGAGAGTTTAACTGTGGAGGTGGATGCCTTGATTCAAGCTCGTCAGCTCTCTTTGGAGCAGCTCGAGAGTGTGTCAAGAGTTCTCTTTGGCAAAGACCCATCGAGATTTACAAGTTCTGAGCTTAAAAGAGATGTACTGATTTATGCCAAGCGAGACCCCAAAGGATTCTTAAATGTACTTGGGGACCCAATGCTGAAGCTACAGTCAAACGTACACGTGTTCTTTGAGAATAAATTATTGACATTCAGGAACGGACAGAAGGAAGTATGGTTTAATACGGGGTCCAATAAGAAGAAGATGTTGACCGTTCCGTATGCTCAAGACCCCTACTTTACCGTTGCGGAGTTTCTGAAGACCGATGAAGGAATTGATGCCCTTAAGATGCTTGAAAGTAACTTAGCATAGGTTAATGGTTTCATAGTGTTTAGGTAGAGAGGGTATTTCTATACCCTCTTTTTTTGTTTATATTTGTAAAAAGACTATAATGATAAATTCCGTCAGAAATACGGTACTTTCCATTCTCAATAAAAATAACTACGGCTATATATCACCGGCAGACTTTAACCTGTTTGCCAAGCAGTCTCAGCTTGAAGTATTTGAAGAATACTTTTCTGAATACAACAACGTAGTTAATTTAGAGAACCTAAGAAAGTCCGGTATAGATTACGCTGATCAAAGAAAGCCTATAGAAGAGGCGATGGAAGTTTTTGCTTTAACCTCAACGCTTACGCAAGTTGCGCCTGCAACAAACAGATTTTTTCTTCCGTCTATTACTACTACAGGATTTGACTATTTTATGATTAATAAGATTATGTGCTATGACGCATCTGTATCTCCACGTGTATTCAAGGGAGAGGCAGAGAAGGTAACGCATAATAAAATCACAATGCTTACTACGTCAAATCTTACGGCTCCAACAGAACAGTATCCTGCATATACGCAGGAGGGTGGCGTACTTACAGTATATCCATCTACCATCAACCTTCCGAATGAAGTTGATGCAAATTATTTTAGGTATCCGAAAGACCCTAAATGGACATTCGTTTCTTTAACAGGTGGCGAGCCGGTATTTGACCAATCGCAGCCCGACTATCAAGACTTTGAGGTTCCTGCAGAAGATGAGTTCAAGCTTGTAACAAAGATTCTTCAATACGCAGGTATGTCTATTCGTGAGATAATGGCTGTTCAATTCGGTGCTGCTGAAGAACAAAAACAATCGCAATAATTATGGCATACATTACTCAATATAAATATTACGAGAATAATGGTGTACCACCAACAGATGTCAATTGGGGTTCGTACCAATACGTAAGCCTGTTCGATATTGTCAACAACTTTATGTTGATGTATGCAGGTAACCATTCTCTTGTAAACAATGAAGAGCGTTACAAAATATTGTTCCACGCAAAGCGTGCCATACAGGAACTAAACTACGATGCGTTCAAACAGCTAAAAGTTTTACAGCTTACAGTTGATGATACGCTTCGATATATACTTCCATCGGACTATGTGAATTGGGTAAGAGTAAATCTTTACAAAGATGGATACCTAAGACCACTCACAGAGAATATTCAAATTCTTTCATCTCTTGCATACTTGCAAGACCAAACCGGAAAGATATTGTTTGACCAATTTGGCAATGCGCTATCTCCTCAATTTTCTGAGATAGACTTACAGCGTTTGGCAGGCATAAAAAAGAGTATTTATTTGAATCCACAGAGCACCTACAATGGGCAACTTGGATGGAATATTGATGGCGTTTGGTATTTTGATTATAGCCTTGGAGAGCGCTACGGTCTTAATACAGAGACTGCAAACTTCAACCCAACATTTGCTATTGATCAGAGAATGGGGGTTATCAACTTTAACTCTGATATGTATAATCAGTCTGTCATTCTCGAATACATCTCTGATGGTATGGAGAATGGTGATGATTCAATTGTCAGCGTTAATAAATTATTTGAGAAGTATATTTACGCATATATTCAATACGAGATACTGAACGCTAAGCTTGGTGTACAAGAGTACATTATTGCTCGTGCTCGTAAAGAAAAAGCGGCTTTACTTCGCAACGCAAAAATTAGAATGAGTAACATTCATCCGGGCAGACTTCTTATGAATCTGCGTGGTATGGACAAGTGGTTGAAATAATATGCCAAACATAACAAGGAACTTCATAGCAGGTAGGATGAACAAGGTCGTAGACGAGCGACTTGTTCCAAACGGAGAGTATATTGATGCGCTCAACGTCCGTATGGGTTCTACTGAGCAAGCTGAGATTG